CCGCGACCGCCGACATTCGAACCCGCACGCCAACGCGCGTTATCCGTATTACGGCACCGCGACCCGCAAGACGAGCCAGCACCCCAATACCCGCCCGCAAGCAGCTTTACATCACCGTATGCGCTCTGGACAGACAAAGAGCCCTTAGACCCGCCATCATAGTTGCTATCACCCAACGGGTCATCAAGATCAATCCAGCCAAAATCAATTGTCCCAGAATCTCGATACGACTGATCAAGCAACCACTGCCACAGCGCGCCCGCGCAATCTTCCAAGCCATAGTTACTTACCATCCGTCTACCTGCCGTGTCAGTGTGTCCGCCAGTAGTGACCGGATCTGCCGCTCCATTAATAGCTGTTTCTTCATTCGATCCTGCGGCGGCAAGCTGGAATTCGTGATCATTCAACAGGCGTTTTCCGACGGCCCCAAGGTCATCCACAAAATCCATCCAGTTTCTGGTGTCCGTAATCGTTGCTCCGAACGCAGATTCTGAGTTTTCTCCGGCACCGGACATTAGATAGATATCAACCCACAACCCGGATTCCGGCAGACAAACCATCCCTTCCGGGCTGGACACCGGACGGTGTTTAAGATCCCATACGGACTGCGGCAGGATGTCACCTGTCACAAACCCGGTCAGGGTATGCCCGGATATTGTCCCGACGCTCAAGCACAAACAATGGAATCCACCGATTTTCCGGCTTGTTGCGGCTGTGTACCCGGTAGGCACAGTGGCGTTTGCAGATAAAACAACCCCTCCGGATGACAAGGCATAAATATAAAAATCTTTCCCGGCCCGATTGGCCGCCGTGGCATACTGGGCATCATCCCAGTTTCCAGAATCATTTATGTCAATCTCACCCACAGAAGTCCTTACCACCTGGACTCCGCCTACAACAACAGAGCCCAAGGGCAAGACAAGAGAGACTCGGTCATCCGCCGCTGAATTCCCCAAAATAGTTATAGGTTCTGCCCGCTCGTACCAAGCCGGAGCAAAATCTGCAAAATCAACCATTTTTACCTCCTTTTTATCGTGATATTAAAACAGCAAAAATTAATTCTCCATTCACCAGAACCGCATCACCATCAGAGTAAACATATTCTGCATGACCGGTCTCAACGCAAACCTGGCCAGTAGCCACAGTCACCACCCATCGCCCATTAACCCCTTCAATTTGCCAATAGCTGCCTGGCTCGTTGCTGCGTACAACGCCACCGTCATCTAAATCTGTTTCGTCTCCCAAATAAGCAATGACAGCGGATGACAACTCGGTCTGAATCAACAAGTAATACCCATCTTCAATCAATCCCCTTGCAACCAACCCGTCAACAACGGCAGGCAGAGTCAGAATAACGTCATCTCCTGTGCCGGAATTGGTGTGGAGACGGCTGATAAACATATTCTCAGCCACCAGGGAGGCCGCCTCCGTGTGATTAATAATCTGGCGGTCCAGCTCGTTTAAAATCGCTTCTATATTTTCCTGCCAATATTTACCCTGGGCATTCGATACGTGTTTTTCACGGGCAGAATCATCATCTGAAGTATCCAGCATCAACTCTTCATGATCCGATAAATCTTGCAGCGTGGCCGCTCCGGCCCCGTCATAAACGATTGTCACGTCAGCACTGTTTGACACCGCAATATATACATTCAATGCATAATCATAAGCCTGTGAACCCAAAGCCGGGATGTTGTCTCCCTGCCCGGCAGCGGCAAATAGGACTCCGTATAGAATATTTCCGTGGTCAGGATCTTCCGCTTCAAGCCCGATTTCATACAAAGTGAATGCAGACTCCGGCAAATCGTCCGGCTCGATATACCCACTCACTTTTACAACTGTTTCATCCGTGTTTGATCTTTTTACGCTGGAGATTCCCACAGACATCTGTTGAGACTTCAGAGCCGTCAATGTAGCCGCCTCTGCGGCATTGGCAATGAGTCCCGACCCAAGCAAAAATCCATTAAATGTCATGGTGGTCTCACCGGCCTCCACTTTAGCCTGCAAGGCGGTCCCCAACTCGGTTAAGATCAAATTCGAAAAGGTAGCCATCAAACCTCCTGATAAATATGGTTAACAACCCCGATGCTGACTATTCCGCCTATATTTTGCCCGGCAGATAAAGACTGTGCCTTAATAATGGCATCCAGGATGGATCTGCGGTTTTTAGCCCAGGCAATTGCCGCTCTAAGTTGACGGTCTGTCTCTTCATCATCCGCACCGGCATTTGAAATTACTTTAAAATGAAATGGCCTGCCGTCATACGCATCCCACTCCTGGACAACGCCACCGCCCAAAATATCCTCCAGGATCTGCTCCACGGCATCCGGTGTGCCCCTGCGCTTATGTAGCCTCAACGACAGCCGAACTATCGCCCGTTTTTGACTGTCCGTATAATTTTCATCCCAGAAATCGACATGCGTAGCCCAGGTCAGATGCTTGACAATATCCATATCCACCAGGGAAACATCCATGATTTCACCAATAGATCCGACAGCCGCATTCATTTCTGCTAACTGAGCATCCAGGGCAGACGCCGCCGCCTTTATTTTTGCATCGCCGGAAATTGATGATGGCAAAATATCGACAAAAGAGATATCAGCCAGGTTATATGCCATCTTTCAAACCTCCATAAGCCATTGATGTCTCCCCAAGCGTTGCCACTTCATTCTGGGCAAGCTCTGTGAAAACAGGACTTGCCACAACAACATGCCCGGCTCCTGCTTCGCGGATAAGCTCAATCAATTTTGACGGATTCAAAGCTCTACCCAGGACAGCGCATTGCCACTCGCTGAATTCGTCCACCGCAGCTGCCACTGCCGACTGAATATCCGTCACAGATAATTCATCCTCAGACCTGACGTAGTAAGTAAAATCAATATCATAACCAACAGTCTCAGGGGCTGACACGTACACTTTATCCGTCAATGGCCGCACATCATCTGCGCCAACACTCTCCTCCACCAAGGCCAACAAACTCTCATCAGGCAAGCCGCCGTTTTCCAATAAAGGAACGATGTGGACGTTTGAAGGAGATAACCACTCGGCCACAATCTGCCGGTTCTCTTCATCGTCCGCACCCGCCGTTAAATCCAGCGCCGTGATAATAGTTGACAGCGCGGTGCTGTCAATTCCTTCCAAGGGGGTCTCAACATATACAGCCACGTCAACGATGTCCTGGCGAACAGACTTTACAAAATGTTCATACGCTGTCGTTGGTCCGGCAATTGAAAAACTTTCAGGAGCCTCATATATTCGCTCCTTAAAGCTGTCGTCACTCTCTTCATCCTGGCCGCCGCTTGATACTGTTGTATTCTCAACGGTCAAGCCATACCCAAGGACATCCACCAGCATGTTTATTGCCCCGGCGGCATAATCATTACCCTGATCTCCTGCGGTCTGGCAGATCGCGGACACCGACACAGCCGTACTTCCTGCGGAAATGCTCGCCTGGGTTGTCGTTTCAAACATCAGTGTTCCATCCGGCGAAACCCGTGTCCCAGCCGGAATAACCACGGCATAACTCAAAGCATCCGGCAGTTCAAACCGCACTGTTGTCCCCGCCTGGGAAGCGGCAAGTCTGGCAAGCCCGTAAAACTCTCCAAGATAATCCAGCACAGACCCATCAGCATAATAAAGTAAATTCCCTTTGCCTGTATTGTTGATCACCACCCGCTGCTGGGCAATTATTGCCGCCAACCCTGCCAAAAACAGCCGGACCGGGTCTCCATCCGCCAGAGAAACCCCTACAAGTCCCTCGTATACAGTGATTACATCAGCCTCTACGGTTTCAGTGTCGGTCTCGCAAAAACTAACATCCGGCAAATCCGTTACATTACTCAATTTCAATCCCCTCCTTTATCCGTATGCGTACCCCCGGTATCACTTTGCCTTCCCCAGCATTTGACGCCGTTTCTTTCCATATCAGCTTCACTACCTCCACCCGGGGTTCGTATTTCTTTATCGCCTGTACAACCTGTGCAGCAAACAGCGCCCGGGCGGCCCGGACAGGGGCATCAATGAACGCCGGGTCAAGCCCGAAATCACGATCAAGTGGCACTGTCCCTTTTACAGTTGACAAAATAGTTTTTACATTCTGAGCAATTTCCTTTACACCGGTTGCCCCGATTTCAATCTCTTCAAGCGTTGCCAGCACATCAATGGTACTTGCCATCCTTATATATACTCCCTCAAACTCAACGCCAGTTCAGCCACCAGCAGGTTTCCAAGATTGTCAACATTGGTCCAGGATTCCTCCAATCTCACCAGGACAAAATCTCCCAGAAAAACTTCACCAACGATCAAAGGCCGGGCTTCACCAGCGGCCAACATTCTGCGCATCATCCGGACCTGTTCTGCTGGATCAACCCCAAGGCTTATATCCAGGCGCACGGAAAACTGAATTTCATCCAGCGACACGCCCGTGAATTGTAACCGTGGCTTGTCATCCAGAACGGCATGCTCGGCAAAATTCGCCTCTCCGGACCGCGTAAACCCGGCAAAGGTCAACACCTGTTCCCTGCTGACCTCAAAAACAATATCCGCAAAAGTGCCGATCATCTTTTCCTACCTCAATGAGTGTGATGGTTCGTGTTGCCACCGGTATCTGTAATTGATCCTGTGGCGGATATGCTGCCTGATACAGCCAAATCCCCGGAAAAAGACGACCCGCCTGAAGCACTGATAGCCCCTGTGATCTGAGTTTGCCCGGTGATTTTTACAAGAGGGGCTGCAATCTGCACCACGGTTCCGCCCTTGACGTCCACCATGGTTCCGGCAGAAACAGCCACCTGGCCGGTTGCCGTCAACTCAACATCCCCTGCCACACTTCCTGTCAATTTATGCGCGGCCCTGTCATACTCAAGAGACGTTCCGTCCTTAAACAGGATGTGAGTCTTATCTTTGCTTGCCACCGGCACGGTATCTGCCCCGGAAAAAAAAGCACCAAGGACAAATCCCTGTGACAACCCCAGGGGAAGAAACAGACATAACACCTGCTCACCAACATCAGGCATGGCATAATATTTGTCATCCTGGGATTTTGGGACCAGCACCGGCAAAGAATACGAAATAATTCCGTCTGCATCTGCCATTGATACCCGCACAGTTCCGTCATCCACATTAACGCTTTCAACCGTGCCCACCCGGACAAGCTGATTCAGCCGCGCCTCAAGTTCGATTACCCGTTGTTCAATATCGTACATAGTCACCACCCCAAGGTTTTACGAGCCTTGACAGCGGTCTGATAACCGGCTCCACGGCTATATGTATGGCTGGATTCTTCAATCAGATATTTACCGTCAAAGGCTCCAAACCCAGCCACTGTAATCGTCAAACCCGCCTGAAAATCAGGATCTCCCATAATGGTAAAATCCGCTGTGATCTCCTGGCGGTTTTTTCTCCGCAGCGCCCCCTTGGCTCTTTTCTGGGCCTGGGCCAAGGATTCCACCCGCTGGTTGACTTGCAGTGTCTGCCCGACATCCGGCGCATTCGGCGGTGTAAACGTATATGTCTGTTCCTGCTTTTTCACAGGATCAAAATATTTGATTTTACATGCCTTATAGACATCAAAGGTCTTTGTTTCAAAAGAGTATTGAGATAAAAAAGAGACGCCCCTTTGCAGGGTGGCGACAGGGGACAGGTCCTCCAGGTTTTTTCCCGTGGAAATGACAATCTTTTCACCCGTCACCTTCAGATTCAAATCTTCGTCCTTGCACAAGCGATTTAAAAAAGCCAGGTCTGACTCTTCTCGCTGATCCTCCCGGGTGTATGACGGCGGATCATCCGCATCAATCCACAAACTCAGGCTGTGGGCCTCTGCAATATCCGCTGCAATCTGCGGCAGGGTCATATTTTCCCATGCCCGGCATTTTTTCTCTCGCTTAAAATTCTTTGTGGTCAGGCTGGACACGCCCTTGATAGTCACCGTGTCCGGCGGCCCAGCCGCTGTAATTTCATCAATTGAAAAGGTGCCGCAATTCAGACTTTTTTTCTGCCCTGAAAAATCTGTCTTGATGGCCGCCTTCAAAGTGGCCCCCTTTGACGGAAACCATGATCCGGTCCAGTTGCCTGAAATATTCTCCAGATTCACCTGCAAATCATCGGCCTTGCCACCCAAAGCAGATGTTACGGTAAAGCCGGTCAAATAAGAGGAGACATCCGCAGATATATCCACCCCGTCATAAGTCAGTTTCAGCGCTGCCGTGCGGATCATCTCTCCCATGGCGGCAGGCTCCCGTTATCAATATCTGTTTCGTCAATATCCGGGACAACAAGGACCGTTCCTGCGGAAAAGATAAACACATTGGCCTGGCCAGGATTAGCCTCAATCAACTGATTCATCAGCACTTCCCTGCCCCACAACCGCTTTGCAATCCGGTCAAAGGTATCCCCATGTATGGTGGTGTAAGTACTACTCATACGCCAGCCGCCTTTCCCGGGCCAATTGCCGCCGGGAATCCATCACCCCGTTATTCACACCGGCCTGCACCGCCCGTTTTGTTGATTCCGGGTCTGACCCCTGAGCATTGACGGTGACATTTATATTGTTGTTCTGGGAAACTGAATTGTTGGCCTGGACTGCCTTTGACAAGCCCGCTGACGCACTGTCAAGGGAAAACATAGCGTTTGCTTCATCCGCCGTGGCCCCTTTCACTTTTTTGTCATCGCCACCGAAGCCTGGTATAATATTCATCAGCTTTTTAGCAGCACCGAACATACCCTTGATTTTTTCCCACAAATCAACAAAGAATGTTCTCAACGGCTCCCAGTGCTTGAAAACCAGATTAGCACCTGCCGCGAATTGCCCGACACCTGGAATCAGCCAGGCGATTTTGCTGATAACCGTATCCCACAAATTGAAAAGAAACTGCTTGATAGGCTCCCAGTTCTTATAAATAAGGTAAGCGGCACCGGCCAGGGCTGCCACCCCGGCGATCACCAGACCAATAGGATTGGCGTTCAAGGCAACATTCCACGCCCACTGAAGTGCCGCCGCAAGTTTTGTTGCGATATTCAGCCCCTTTACCCAGATAATTGCCATCTTAATGGCGGCAAAGGTACTCATAAAACTGGTGACGACATAAGTTGAAGCAAGGATCGCCACCTTGGCCCCGACAAACCCGGCAGCCAGAAGGCCAACCATGCGCGTTGCCACAGGAAACCGTTGTGTCAATGATGTCATTACTCCGGCAATTTTAGTCAACCCGGCGGTGATATCCTGCACCACAGGTAAAAACAGAGTGGCCGCTGAAATCTGCAACCCTTCCATAGCGGATGCGAACCGGCGCATTGCCCCCATGGTGGTATTCTCCATCTCATCGGCAATTTTTTTGCTTGCCCCTTTACTGTCCGTGACAAGATTTATTTTAGCCAGGATGTCGCCAGAACTTGATTTATTAAGCAATTCAGCCATGGCTGATGCCGGCTTGATCCCAAAAATATCTCTAATGTATCCAAGTTTGTCAGCAGACCCCATCCCTTCCATAGCCTTCGCCAAGTCCGCAAAAATACCGGGAATATTTCTTAAATTACCTTCCGCGTCTGTGGTCTCAACATTTAATACAGCCAAGGCATCCGCCGCTGCTTTAGGTGGTGCTGACAAGCGGATCAACGACGCCCTTAAAGCCGTTCCGGCCTCAGACCCCTTGATACCTACATCGCCCAACAACCCAGCCATGGCCGCCGCCTCCTGGAGAGACACACCGGCAGAAGCGGCAGCCGGGCCAACATACTTCATAGTCTCGCCCAGCAACTCCAGAGTGGTATTACTGGTGGTGAATGTTTTTGTCAGCACATCTCCCAGCATTCCCATGTCTTCAGCCTTTAACCGAAACGCGGACAGCATGTCCGATGCAATATCAGACGATAGTGCCAAATCCGTATTGCCGGCACGGGCAAGATTCAACACCCCTGGCATGGCAGCAATTGTCTCATTGGTTTTAAACCCTGCCATGGCAAGGTATTTCATACCAGCTGCCGCTTCGCTGGCAGTAAATGATGTGGTGGCCCCAAGCCGCTTGGCTGTCTCTTCCATGGCCCTGAATTCATTGCTCGTTGCCCCCGATATAGCCTTAACCTCGGCCATTGCCTGCTCAAAATCAGCGGCCACTTTCAAAGGAGCCGCCAGGGCCATAACCGGTAAAGCCGCTCCGATAATCTGCCCGCCGATTTCAGACCGCCGGTTGTCCGCGCCCTGCTTCATGGTCATGGCTGACTGAAGCTTTGCCTGGGCCTTCCTGGCCTTTTCCGTCTTTTTGGCAAGCTTTTCCTGGGCCGCCGCAAGTTTACTGGTAGAAACCCCGGCAGCGGATAAAGACTGTCTCAACCCGCCCAGTTCCCGCCGTTCACTCTTCAGCCGGTTTTCAAGCCGGTTCACTGTCAGCGCCGCCGCCGCAAGCTTGTTTGACATGGCTTTTGACGGCGGACCAGCATTCACCATCTCTTTTTTCAGCCCGGCAAAATGCTCCCTGGCCCTCACCAGCTCCGTGGATGTAACAGACAACCCTTTCTGCAATTTGGAAAACTGCCCGGCCTGGGCCTGGATTTTATCCATGGCCCGGATCCGCCCGGAAAGCACCCCTACTTGCTTTGACGCACGGGTCATGGTAGATTGATAGGTGGAGCCAAGAGCGGCCCCGATGGAAAAGACAACACCGAAAGTTTTAGCACCCATGGAGGAACCTCATGAAAAAATCAGTCATAAAGATTTTATGTACCTCAACCGCATGGACCATGCTGTTCTCCTGTCTTGTCTGGGTAATGCTGATAAAAGATGTTCTGATCGAAGTATTTGCAGGATCAACAGCCCCTGCCGTGGATCAGATATTTACAACGCTGTTCTTCGGCGTACTGACAGGTGCCGCATGCGCCGTTCCCGGTAAACTTGCGGCCCTCACTTTCTCGACCCTGTTCAACAGGGAATTCACTGTTTAGCGGCTTTGGCCGCCACATCCGCCCACTTCGACAATTCCGGCAAGGTCAAATCAAGCCAGAACTCAACCCCGCCGCCGGTGAGCATGGCAAGCTGGACACAGATCCTGCGCAGCTTGCCGGGGTCTACAAAAAAGCACTCACCTTTTCCGACAACGCCACATAGTCCGAAAGATCCATCTCTTTCAGGGCTTCCGGCTCCAGCCCCGTGGCACTGGAAATAATATACAGGGTCTGGGTGGCAGGCCCGGGAGAAACAATCCCCCGCGCCGCCATCTCAGCTTCGCATGTCAGCAAGTCTTTTGTTTTCAACCGCCCGTTAAAATCAACGGTCTCAATGGTCTTTCCCTCATATTCAAAAGGGTGTTTCAGAGTAATGGTTTCCATTTTTTACATCCCCAGCCCAAGGGCTTCTCTGGTTTCAGCCAAGAAATCAATGCCGTTGATAACGCAGATAAAGTTGAATTTATCAATCTCCAGACGGGAAATTCCACCGATGGAAACCTTGATATAGGACACTTCAAACTCCGAACTGCTGTCCTGTGTGGCCCCGGTATCCATTTTCCCAAGCCCGATCTTTTTTGGATTTGCCTTGACCACAATCTTCTGGGCCTGGGTAGAGTATGTGCCGCTTGCCGCATCATATATCTGCACCGCCCCGCGCAGCTCCAGATGATGAGCCACTGGGGTCGCCAGCAGCATCAGGTTGCCGGACACCGTGCGCCAGTTCAGAGTCATAGACATGGAGCTGTAATGGCCCACAACAGGCGTGTCAATTTCACCCGCAATCCCGGCGCCCTTGACCGTATCCGTCATGGCTTCGATATCGGGCAGATCCACATCCGCCATGCCAAGCAGATCCACCCCGTCCAGGTATACCCGGTAGCTTGACAGCCGCTCCTGTATTTTATTTGACATGTTTCAAACCTCCTTACCGTGTTTATCCAAACAGGGTTTCAATGTAATCCGGGTCATACTCAAGGACGAACTCAATCTCCCGGGCAGGGCTCGGCGGTGTCACGTAAACATGGAAAGTGATAATGCCGTCCATAAGATCGGTCACCGCGTTCTCATCCTCCTGGAACTCCACCCGGCCACCCAGAATATACTGCCGGGCGGCAAGGCCGTTGAGCCAGATGTTGAGCGAATCAACAATGGTCTCAATCAGCCGCCGGTTGATCGGCGCGTCCACCTTCTGCCAGTAAGTCAGGATAATGGTGTTTGCAATCCAGTTGAACATGCGCCGGATGGGGATAAAGGCGTCTTTGACATCCGTGGTGGCAGGGTAACACCCGGTACGGTTCCCCCAAGCTACCCAGCCGCCATAAAAATTCAAGGCAGTGACAATGCCCTGGCCGTTGAGATACGCCGCAGAATCCGGACCCAGCCACACCTCGTCCCCGTTCGCCACCGCCGAGTCCATCTGAAGACTCTTGTTTGACGGGGAGACATACGGCACATCGTTGTTGTCCGAATCGGTCTGACAGATCAGGGCAGCCAACTGTGATGACAGCCAGAACTCCTTGCCGTCCAGGGCCACCTTGGGCCAACACACAACCAACTGATTGTCCGTCAGGTTGTTGCTGTTTTTCTCGGCTGACACCTCGTCATATTTTGTCACGGTGTCGGAATCAATATCCACCAGGGCGATGCACTTGAAATGCCCGTTGATATTTCCGGCCTTGGCATGCATGACCGCCGCCACACCGGAGTTCACAGAATATCCCGGGGAAACAATCTGCCCGGGAACCAGCCCGAACATGGGAAATACGGAATCCACCAGCTCAAGACCGGTTGAGGCCCCTGTGGTGCCGTCAATCCCGCCGATGATATCATCGGTTGTCACCTGGCTTGGATCTCCATAGGTATATGAGACGCTCAGGTTTGCATCTTCGGCAATGGACCCGCCGGAAATAAGCGTGATTTCCCCTGTGGACCGGTCAACCGTATAATCGGTATCTTCCACATAAGTGGTTGTCTTGGTGGAATCCTTCACCACAAGAGTTCCGGAGATAATGCCGTAATGGGCAACCACCCCCTCATCACCATCCAGACTGACCACTTCATCATCCACATCCGTCTGGTGTTCATCCGGATCAAACACGTTGACAAAAACCACGGGAGACACTGAAAACAGCGCAAACATGGCATACATGAATTCACACAAATTCCACTTTGCAAAATCGCTGGAATACCCGAACGTGGAGACAGCATCCTTGTAAGAATATATCAGCTTGGGCACATTCACAGGCCCGTCAGCATCCAGAAAATGGATAGGCGCACACCCGACCACAACGGGCAGCCCGGCATCCACCGACGCCGCCGGAACAATACTGGTAGCCTGTTCAGAGACAGACACGCCATGGGAATAGGTCATGATTTACCCCCTTTCCTGCTGGCCTGGTAGGCAGCAATCACCGCCTGATAGGCTTTCCCCAGCACACTGGTTTTATTTTCGATCTGCAAACGGGCCACCGCCAGATCCGCCACCGGGACAAACAGCTTTGCAAAAGCCTCGTCCTCATCACAACGGGCCTGCACAAACTTAGGCAGCCCCCCGCTGTAAATCCTGAACCGGGTCATGGGCAGCTCCCCGCCCATGTTCGGCCCCACATAAATAAGTTTTTCCTTTGCCACCGGCACCACCTCCTGTTCTTCTGTTGTATCTTCCACGGCTTCGTCCGTTTCAACCGTTTCCGCATCGACCGAAACGGCATCATCCAAAGTTTCCATAAACACCTGTCTCCTCATCAACGGGACAGACCCGGTCAAACGCCGGAACCTGCCATTTTGTTTTAATCACGCCTTCGTAGTAAGGATGCGGCTGGGCATGATGCCCGCGCTCATCCCCCAGGGAATAAGTCAGGGGCCAGTCCAGCAGAAACCGGCCAGACAGGATCTGTGATTCAAGAATCACCCGCCTGCACCGCATCACCATGTTCATGATGTCATTCTCGCCGGGCTCAACCCCCTGGGCCGTATAAATGCCGCACAGGATCTCGACACTGGCAATGGATTCATCCTGCCGGTCCTCACCGGATGCTGCCCGGATAACGATATACGGGTAATCACTTTGACGCTCATCGTTGCCCGGGTCATTGCCCTTGCGCCTGGCAGGTATGGCCCCTATAAAAAACTGCGGGGCCGAATACTCGCCGGGGTCTGATTCCGTATGGCGAAACCGCACATGCTCAAAACCTTTTTCCAACAAATCTTTAACTGCCAGTACAAGTTCAAAGGACATTATTTAACCCCCATCTCGCGGCCCATCTCATGGTCCAGATTCTTTTCAAATCTTGCCAGTGCGTTCTCCTGAAGCTTTGCCCGTACATTATCCCGGGCCACCATCTGTGGCACGGCCAGTGAATATTTCTCTTCAATAGGTAAGGATGTCCCCCCGCTGCGCTGGAAAACCCCCACATGCCCGGACTTCATCCGGGCCACAAATGCATGGGATACTGATTTTCTCTGTCCTTTTTTCACCATGACGCTGACACCCGCCTTTGGCCGCCGGGCTTCCGGCTTTGACGGCCTTGGAGCAAAACGGATCAACGGCAGCCTTGTCCCGGCCACATCCACAAACGCCTCAAGACTCCCTCGTGTAGCTTTTCGAACAGATAAAGCAGACCGAACCGTCTTTGCGTTGACCGCGTACTCCTGCCGCACTTCCTTAACGACATCGGTACGCACCCCCGCCACGGTCCGATTCACAGACCGGGTAACAGCCTTCTTGGCTCTGGAACCAAAGGCATTCAAAAACCCCTCGGCCTTGTCCAGTCCCGTGCCTGTAATCTCAATCCTCATGCCAGGAACCTTTCAAAATAGATATCATACTCATAATCAAGCCCAACAACCTTCTCCACCCGCCAGTAATCGCCATCATCCACCTTGGCGGCATCCAGGTTGAGCCTGATTTCATCCCCCACATCCGGGACCACCGCAAGGTCGGACCGGCGGACGGACACCAGCTTTCTGACCACATCCGTACCCGCGTCATAAGCCTTTGTCTCGACATCGGACACCAGGGCCGGGATCTGATCACCATCCCAGTCGATCAGCCGGTCCTGGCCATCCTCGCCGTACTGGTTAAAATCCAGCTCCGCCGCCCGTATTTCCTTAACGGTTGTCATGTTTATCAAGCCGCAGCCACTTCAGCGGCACCGGCATTCAACAACACATCCACGCCCGCATCCGCACCGGCAGCCGCTGCAAACGCAACCCCGGCAAAGGTGTTGTCCGTGGACGTAGCCGTGATGTCACCGCTGGAATTCAGGTACACCTTGGCCCCCTGGGTAATCGCCTCACTGGCATTCTTGGGCAGCGTCCAGACCTCGGTCACTGCCACCGCTCCGGCATCACCCACGGCAATGTCCACCAGGGCCACGCCCACCAGGGTGCCGATAATCACCGCGTCCCCGGATGAGATGGCCGCACTGCCGCCGTTGGTATAATCAATCACATCGCCTTTCTGCACATGATTTGTTGCCATTTTTTAAACCCTCCTTATTTACGCGCCGGTGTTCTTGATGATCCGGTGAGACATGGCACCCACACCAAAATCAATCCGGCATTTGTACTTGATGCCGTCCGTGTCAAAATCAATCATGTCCTCAAGATACGGGGTCTGCACGCCGTCCAGGAACGCCACTTCAATGGCATCGGACGCAGTCTTGTCCGGAAAGAGGAACCATGCATCTTCGTCCAGGCCGTCCTGAACCGCATCAATGACCGGGGTAATCTTGGCCTTGAACGGGTTAATCACGCCGGAAGACATGTCAGTCTCAGGAAGAGCCGCTGACAGCAGAATGATATCCACATCCGTTTCATACATGGACCCGCACACCAGATACTTGGGTGTCAGGTTCAGATTCACGATGTCTCCCGGATCTTTGAGCTGCCGCATGAGCTGCCGCCCCTGGGAAATCGTGGCCTTGGCCGGAGCCCCGGCGGTGGACATGATATTGCCGTGATCCGCATGGAAAAGCGCCTTGCCGTCCGCCATCTCAGGATTTGAATTCAGCAGGGCATACACATGCTGATTGATGGTCCGCTTGGCAGCCGCGCCAAACATCCTGGGCACCTTGAGGAACACCCGCATGTCATCATTCACGATCATGTGCCGCGTCATCTTGAACATGTTGCCGAAAGTCTTGATCATGTAGGACTCGCCGGTTTCGGAAATATGAACATCCTTGTATTCACCGGATTCTCCCAGCAGATCCAGCACCGGCAGGGCGGAAATATCAATACCCTGCATGGGTTTGAAATCCACGCCGTCAACGATGCTGCAAAACACATCCCAAGTCACGGCGGCCTCTTCCCACGCCTTGAGCAGGCGCTTATTGGCCACATTGGACATGATCAGCGGAAAATCACTGGTTGAGGTTGTCGGCACACTCCTGCCGGACAGCCCCAGGGCCATGCCTGCAATCTCCATCTTGTTCAGGCCCCGTACATTGCCGCCCGCCATGGCCACACACTCCTCGGCCAGGCGCAGCAATGACCGCCCCCGGAAATCCTCATGGCCCGCCGCAGGTTTTTCAACCCCCATCCCGGACCGCAGGCAGATGCCGTCAATGGCCGCCGCCCGGAATTTGTCACGGGCCTCCACAACCACCTGCGTCCTGCCGGAACCCACTGCCGGGTTCTTTTCGGCCAGCTTGCTGAAAATCTCATCAGACACCGCATCCATGGTAAGGCTTCTCTGGATCATGTCTTCAGCCACACCGGCATCCAGCCCGGCCACACTGCACCGCCTGCGGATCTCCATGCACCGGTCGGTTTCCGCCCGCACGGCATCGCGCACCAGCTTATCCACAGCGGCCTGGTCCGGTACCGCAGCGGCACGGGTTTCCTGTTTTCCTGAGTCCTGTCCACCACCGGAAGGGGCAGGCTGAGCAGTCTCAATCCTTGCGCCCTGGGTATCGGCTTGGGTCTCAGGCGTTTTTTTCGTCTCTTCTGTTGTGCCCGGCATTGATTTCTCCTTTCTGATCTGGTTATCACTTCTCGCCTTGGCGTATTCATCCGCGCCGATAGGGGTAGCGGACAACTCTTTTAACTCCCACCTGGTTACAACCCGGACAGGCCCTTCATACTCATCAGATCCAATGATCTGCTTTTGCCCGTCCGGAACAAAATATGATTCAAGCACCCGGTACCCGACGGAATAATCCGTCAGGTGCCCTTCATTTGTTTTCTTTGCCGCGATTTGTCCCTCATCCGTGGCCGAATAAATAACTTCTGTTTCAAGGGCACGATACCCGCCCGCTTCGGCCTGGGTAAAATCCCCGGCACTGCCCAGCACCGAAGCCACACCGTAACGGTTATGACTGTCGAGCAGCGACACCCGCCCGGATGCAGGCAGGACAACGCCGTCCATGCGCAGCACCTCATCCACATAATCATAGACGTCATAATCAAACACCCGCACCGGCTTCTCCGTGGTGGCCACGGCCCGGACAGCGCTTTTCTTTTCATCAAAGCTTGCCGGGGCCATGGCTACCGCACGGGTGCTGATATCAGTCTGGACTCTACCCGCATCATTTGATTGTTGCGTGTTTACATCAGGCATTGACAGCCTCCTCTATTTTCAATCGTTCAGCCCTTTTCCGGGCCAGATCAATCAACCGGTCCTCTTCCCGAATCAACTGGTCCATGGTTTCGTCCCAGTCATCACCACGGTTCCCGGCGATCCGCCGCCGGGTGGTGGTGCAGTTGGCAAGATCCATATTGGCCGCCTTGCTGTCATTGGCCGGATCAACCCAGGTCCAACCCGGATTCTGCCATTCCACATCCGTATAGGCATCCGGGTCTTTCTCGTACGCAGGCATTATCATGATTCCGGCCAGAAAAAGCCCTTCCACAAACCATTCAGCCAGCCGGTCATTCATTTTTTCATTGATAAAGTTCTGCTGACCCTGGTAAGAGAGCCGCTCGTCAAGCTGTGAGGACCGCTCCGCCGAATATGAGGAATCAGACCTGTCATTGGCAAAGGCCCCGTAACTCATACCGGACCCGGCACTCAGGCTTTTAAGAGACTGCTTGACGTAGGGCTCATAGGTTTCGCCGGGCCGTTTGTGGCTGGCAATCTGGATCTCCGTGCCCACGGGCAGCATCTGGATTCTACCTGGCTCAATGTATTCGCCCACATCGGTCAGGCCGTTTGTGGTGGTGCCGATGGCAGGCCCGCCGCCCATCATCTCGGGATACTGGCTCTTGATGAACAGACCGAATGCAGCGGCCAGCTTGGCCCCAATCCGCTCAAAAGACTGGTACTCGGACAGGTCAAACGCCTCCATGATGATCGCCACAAACCAGGAAACACCACGGGTCTGGGAAGCCCGCTCCTTTTCGTAAACATGGATCACATCCCCAGCATCCAGCACACGGATGTCGTTATAATGGATAAACTGATAATCGCCCGGATGGTTTGGCAGGATATGATAAGCCACAGGCCGTCCGGTCTGGGCGTCCATCTCAATGCCGCGCCGGGCAATGTTGCCGTTCTTCATGGGGCCGTCCACGAAATCAGCCAGCATGTCACACTCCAGGACCTCAAGCCGGAACGGAGCCACGCCGGTTTTACGCATGGAGCGATCCCACACCCTGTGAATCAGCACCTCACCGTCGGTCCAGATATGCCGCAGCACCAGTTTTTGAATACTGGCAATAGAGTCATGGCCTGAAATATCACAATATTTCTTCTTGCCCCACCGCCTGAAATGCTTTTCAAACAATGTGTTCATGGCGACATCCGGCTTTCCGTCCCGGCCCTTGATACGGAACTGCGGAAAAATACCGTTCCGGATCACATTGTCACAGATTTTCCGGATAGCGCCCTTGATATAGGGATTGTTCCGGGCCAGATCCCGGCACCGGGCCGTAATCATTTTAATGCCGCGCTTAATCTCGGCATCGCCGGAAGTGTTTCTTGGCAGCCATTTCTTGTTCGCGCCCCGGGTGGTACCGGCCACGTAGGACCGGTACTGATGCCGCCCGGAAACATAAGACACGGCAGCCCGGCCAGAGAACAGGCTCAAGAGGCTGCCGAAAAAGGTGGTGACCGTGTCGTATGAACGCTGCTTGAAATTCATCACCCGCGCACCCCGAACACAGCCGTTGAATGGCTCAGACAGCCATTGCGCTGGAGCATGGAGATTCTCAATTCAAGTTCGGCAATATGCTTGTTCAGCGTCTCCAGATCCGCCCGCGTGGTGGACCTGCCCCCAGGAGCATCAAACTCCTGTCCGCCGATCAGCACCGCCCGACGTGCCGCCTTAAATTCTGAAAGCTCTGTTTGAAGTTCTTCGAGAGTTGCCATATTACCCTTCCCGGAAAATTAAATTTCAGATTGTCAAGTAATATGACGCAATATATTGCGAAAAAAAAGACAGTCGGTACTACTGGTAGTATATACTACCCATAGTACCGACTTTTTAAAGAAGGCATGATTATTGCTTAATCAATTTCAATTTCAACAGTTTTGCGAACCTCGCCATCCGGCCCGGCATATCTCCGAAACCGGACAAAGGTATCCGGGCCGAACACACCGTCAAACCGCTGGCGGTACTTTTTGGCCCCTGGCGCATATCTGCCAAGGCTCTTGACACACTTTGCCCAGGGCCAGAAATTTCTTTTCTTTTTTAAATTGTCCATATATGGATAAGATTTTATAAAGATTGAATGCTTTTTATCTGTAACCCCAGCCTGGCAGCCACGCATTCATCCACATTGCTACACCGGTGATACCGGATGCGGAAATTATCTTCCCATGGCCGGGTGGTGGCCACCGGCATTCGGCAGCCGCACACAGGACACAAAGCCCCATCCCTTGGTGAAAAATCAACGCTTTGGGCAGCCTGCGCCCTGACAGATTCAATCAACACCACCGCAGCCTCCATACCCTACCCCCAATAACTTGACCCGCCGGTAAACGGGTTCACGGTTTTTTTCTGCTGTTTCTTTTCCCGAACCACAGGCCCATACACAGGCTCAGCCAAAAGGTTTACCCCGCCGCCGGGCATCTCCCAGTCCGCCATGGATGCCGCTATGGCTTCCGCATCTAAGTAATGATTGTCATGTGTGCCGCAAAGCTCCCAGGTTTCCACACCCTTTTCATTGACCTGTTTGCGCTCCGCCGTCACCTGCCGGGCATAATCCAGCCCGGTCTCCTGGTGGACGTATGCCCCGCCGGGCTCCTGGTCCTTGGCTTTTCCCATGCGCTGGTGAAACAGGTCTTTAAGCTTGTCCGTATCCATAAACACCAGTTTCATACCCATCCTCAACGGCTTTCCCGAAGGGGTCTTATTGATCACGCCACCCAGCCGCAACTTAGTCGGCAGCGGATGTGATGACCCTTTAATGCCGAACACCCGGCAGAACACAGACGTCATCATCTGGTCCTGCAGCCACAGATATGCCTCCTCAGTGGATGAAATATCTTTCTTGTACTTTCCGCCGCCGGTATCCAGCCCGGCCCGCCATATCATCATGTCCCTGCCGCCGCCATGCACAGGATACGACGCCCCGAACAAAAGATTTGCCACATCCCGGAACGTGGGCAATGTGCCGTAATCAATCAGCCAGCTTGTCCAGTCCCGCGCCCATGCCCGCACCACATAAGGAAACCCGTACTTCTGCATATCAATCCCGCAGGTCAGGGCCACCGCCTCCTGGGGCACGGTCTGAGGCGGCAGCTCCGCCTTGCATTTCAACACGTCAGCCTGGTCCGTCTGGATCAACACCTCGTACTCTTCCCAGGGCAGGGCCTCAAAGGAGTTACGAAAATCCTTTAACTTCTCCTTGCCCTTGAGCCCGTCGATAAACGCCCCGGCACACTCTGACAACGATACAAAATAAGAGATCCATGCAGGCAGATGAAAGCCCACCCGCGCAGGCCGGAACCTGTCCAGGAAGGTATCCAGAGCAATCCCGGCCTCCCTGGCAATCCATCTGCCGTCCCGCACTGCCATGTTCCGGATGTTGTCATCCCACCGCCCACCACAGTGTTTACACTCGTACCAGGCAAGCTTTTTACTCCGGATCCCCTTTGAATCCGCATCACCGCCGCCGTCCCACTTGATGTGATCCATGGACATAAGCTGGTCCTGGCTGCAAAATGGGCATCGTGCATGATAATCAAAAATCACATCCGTGTTCTCGGTCAATTCCCGCCAGATCAGGCCGGTTGTCACAGACGGCGTGGATGTCTTGAAGTGCTTGGATATGTCCCGGTACGTATTCAGCCGCTTGTCTATCAGGTCCAGGGCTGATGCCTCCTTGCTGGCAGACCGGAACCCGGGCTTGTCGATCTCATCTGAGTTAGCATACCGGCAGGGCTTGTTCGCCATTGTGGAAACTGAACTGGCCCAGGCCCCGTAAATGGTCATGTGCTGCAAATTGATTCGGCTGTCGGACAAGTCCTTTTCTTTGCCCGTCAAAAGGGACCGCAGGCGCACCGAATTTTTAAACATGGGGATCAGGCGGTCCTTGAAATTGGTTTTTGTGGTGGCCTCATCCGGATAAGTACACAGCCAGTCCCCCGGAGCCATGTCCACCCTGGACCCGATGTAGTTGTTAATACACTCGGATACGCCTGTCTGGGGAGCCTTGCATGTAATCACCTCCCGCACAAAAGGCCGGGCACCCGCATCCATGATCCCGACCAGATACGGGGTAACGCTGTTTTTCCAGGTGCCGGGAAGAACCGACTTCACCAGCACCCGGTGCTTTTCGGACCATTCCGACGGCTTGATCTGCTTGCGCTTTTTAAGCCGCCGCCGTTCCGCCTTTGTGAAAACCACCCCGACACCCACCCGCCCGCCGGACATGCCGTCAACAACAGACTGCCACAGGTCAGCCGACATCCACGTCGGACACCCTTTCACTTTCATGGTTTTCGTTTCGGTAAACAGCAAGACGCACGCTCCTTATTGCTGGACCCAAATCCGTGACAACGGGAACTTAACCCTGCAAAACACACAACAAAGCGGCCTTCCTTCCGGGCCTTCGGTCTCTTCGTTCGTCTCTCCGCACTCAGGACACACCCATTGCCAATAACTCACTTTTTTTACAAAAACCTCTTTCTCCTCTTTATCGTGAGGATTTCTGCCTGTGATCGTGTCTGCACCCGTTAACCACTTCACCCGGCTGGATGAAATCTTGCAGCCGTCGTCAGTTTCTGATTGTAAAGCCTCTCTTAACATACAGCCCCCTTAATCCTCTAAAAACATAACCTGAAACGTCTGAGTTGTGGCGTACTCACTCAACTCAGCTTCAATTTCAGCCTCAATACACTCCATCAGATCAGCGCCCTTCTCGCTCTTTCCAGCGACCAAAGCCACCCACTCCGTAATCTTTGACCGGACACGGTGTTTCAGGCCGGTGCCGAAAATCACGGCACGGGCCGCAAGCTCCAGCTCAAAATCACCTCTGGGAATATACCGGCCCATGTCCTTATCCAGTTCAAACCTCAACTTTTTTTCCTTGAGTTCCAGCAAGGAAACCTCTTTATCCGCCTTGCGCTGGTGGATATCCGACAGATCATCAATATTCCCACCCCGCCGCTGCAACGTGGATGCATACGCCCTGACCTCAGCCTCATCCACACTACCATCCGAATTCACCCGCAACAGCCCGGCCTGCTTGTCCCGGTAAATCTTGGAATCCGAAATCTTGTAACCGGCGGAATCCAGATGCTGAAGCACCTGCCGGGTTGATCCAAACTGTCTTTTCTCGATATCCATGGGAGATCCCCGCTAAACAGCCGTGGGCAGCCGGGCCGCCCACGGCAAATTGTTAATCCTCGACCACTGCGGCAGCCGCCAGCCGGATGCCGATATAGTAAATATTACCGCTCTTTTTTCGTTCAAACCCGTCAGACATGATCTGACCAAACCGCTTCAGGGACAGCGCAGCAACGCCGTGTTCCCTTGCCCATTCGCAGAAGGAATCGTAAAGCACACTGGCCTGCTCCTGGTAATTGCCACCCACATCGCACCGATCAGACACCCATTTGGTAACGGCCTGCTGGGCCAGGGCCTTCGCAGCCGATGTGGCCGGGCCGAACCCAGGGGTTAACTTTCTTTCATCCAGCTCCTCAAGCAGGTCATCCACCGGCATGCCCGTGAAATAGTTCAGGGCCTTGAGCGCTGCCTTGCCCTCCAGGTACTTGTCCGCACTCTCCACAAGTTTCGCCATGGGGAAATACATATTCCCGGATCTGCGGACCCCTGCGTCATCCATGAGGTTTGGAGAGTCTGACCCCGGCATTTGGTAGGTTCCGGTTTTTCGGATGGCGGGCAGGACTTCCTCAAAAATCCAGGCTTCGAATTGTTCTGCTTCAGGTAAAGTTGATTTTACAATCAGGCGATAAACATCAGGCTCAAGGATTAATTGTGTTTGTGGATGAAGAGTCGCGATTCCCGACTCTTTAGCAGAGATGCCTTTTTTACAATGAGTTATAATTGCGTCTCTTGTATTCACATACCCTAAAGCACTTGCGACATCTTTAGCCACAAACAAAGAATTCTCATTTTCATCCTTAACCACCAGCGCAAGGCTATCCCCAAAACAAAACGGTGTAACTTCCTTATTTGTCTTCATATTTTTCTCTCCAATGCACTTAAACGTAGATCAATTTTGTTGAACTGTTCCTGGGCAATATTCACCAGGTATTCAATTTCATCTGCCGCCGCATCCACGATAGCCCCCAGGGCCATGACCTCTCCGGACCGGAATGTTTTAAACGGGTGTTTTTTTGTGTCCTCATTCTCAATGATCGTGGAAACCATCTTGAGCTTGCTCAAGGGATGGCAAACCAGGAACAAGGCGTCATTGTCGTTACGGATCTGCTCTTCGGTAAGAAAACTTTTAAGCTGCATGGGACACCTCCCCAAAAAACCAAACATAGAAAGAGGCGAAAGAAAAGAATTGAACGGGCATAAGCGTTCCTCCTGTGAAAAAATTTGTTTACAGCCCTTTTCGCTGTCAAACAAAAAGGGCGCACCATGTCGGGTTGACAGAGCGGTCACAGGAGCCGCCGGGCCGAAGCCCCCCAACATGGCCGCCCAGATAAGGAGGAGCCATGCCACGGATACAAAAAATCCGCCATGAAAGGCGGAGCATCCGCCTGTGAACCGGGCTGTCAATCCCGCTTGCTGGAATTTGCCAGCAATGGATTCACCATACCAGATTCCGGATTCAACTGTCAACTTTTTCTTTACAGCTCCTCTTTCGATCCTCCCTTTTTTGTAACCTGCCAGAATAACAAGTGGATTCATTAAGAATGATATGCTGTTAAGCCAAGGGAGGATTGTTGTAACAAATTTCTTATATTTTTTTCTTAAATAATTTTTCGTTTTTTCTTGTAATAATCCTCCCATCTTCCATAAGAAAAAAATAACAAATAAAAACAAAGAATTATAAGCAGAAGATAGGCAAAACGTCTGCCCCTCGATCCTCCCTGAAAAGCTGTTAATCCTCCCTGTCATGGCATCACACCGCAACCTTTGTTTTGAAATTTTTCCCCGTGATCAACTCATCCGGGTGGTAAAGCCGCAAATACCAGGCAATCTCGTAATCATCCAGGGCAAGCAGCTCCTGGACACGCTGTTTGATGCACTGGGTTTTAAACACAGGGTTATAAAGCACTTCAATAGAATCGGGTGTGGCTGAAATTGTGATGGGGTGCTGGGACAACAGCCACTCAAGTTCTGCCATGGGAGACAGTCCTTCCGGTTTTTTATACCCCATATCCACAGCGCTCATGCGCTGGGAAGGCGGCAGCCCGGCCACGACCCAGGCCCCTATATCAACACCAGCTGCCCAGGCTTCACCAGGGTCTTTCCCTTCCGGCACCGGCCACAGGCGAGCACTCTGAAAGTTTTCCCGCCACCAGTGCCACCCGGTTTTCCCCAGGCCTGCCTGGTCATAATCCAGGGCCACCAGGATGCGCTGGCACTGCTTCAGGGCGTAAAAAACAGAAGAGCCGGGCCGAATGGATACAGAGCCAAGAGCCACAACCCCGGCATGATTACCAGCCTCCTGGGCCACCAGGATGGCATCAAGCTCAGCCTCAACGACCACAGCCACAGCCGGCTGTGTCCCCACGGAAAAAACCTCCATGCCGGACCCGGGCAGCACATAGTATTTCACATCCTTATCGGTCTTCAGGTCTGCCTTTGGCCGCCGGATTTTAATCCGGTGCAAAGCGCCGTCACGGTAACACGGGATAACAAAACCCCTCGGAATCCAGAGCATTTTAGGCCGCCCGGTTTTTTTATTCAGGATTTCAGGGAGCCCCCAGGATTTACGCGGCCTGAAAGAACACGGATTGCCCTTCTCCCCGCCGTGCCACCCCAGCCGGAACCGCTTCACCGCCTCCAGAGAAATCCCCCTGGACGCCAGATAATCCAGCCCATGATTATAATCCAACAATGCTTGGTGAGCTGTCCCCACGAAATCCTCTGCCTTCTTTTGCCAGGTTTCCACAGGATCTGTGTGTGTTTTTGGTTCATACGCCGCAGGCGCAGTGGGTGCAGGGACAGGTTTATACCGCGTAGGGATATAAGCCCCGCCGCCCCTGCCAGCCGCTTCAAACGCGGCCTTGTATTCATACCCGCAAAAATCCACCAGGAACTGCACCAGATCACCACCCTTGCCACACTGCCGACACCAATAAGACCCTTCGCCCCCCCTGTCAGCAGGCCAAACACGAAAACGGTCCCGCCCTCCGCACGAAGGGCACGGCCCGGAATACTCCCCGCCCTTGGAGCTGGAAACCTTCTTGGCTTCAACCCCAGCCGTTGACAGTGCGTCCATGATGTTCATCGCGCCTCCTTGACCCGCAAAAAAGAAAGCGGGATAATGCACGGGATAAAGAAACAACGCTTTTTTGTTTTTCCCGTTTGTTTTAACTCTTTGTTTTTATTCTTTATTTTATTTTCAATGGGATAATGGGAGTGAAATCTATAGAAAAAAGTAAAAATAAAATAGAAAAAAAATATTCTAATATTATTGCGTTTTTCCTCCCACGCTCCCGACATGGCTATCCCTCTGCTTAATCTTTAATGTTTTTGGTAGGTTAAAAATCCACGGGACTATTAAAAGCCGCTTAAAATTAGTCCCGCTCTTTACAGCTCATCTTCCCGCAACCCGACGCCTATGTATTTAATGTTGCTTGCCTTGACCTTCTCAAACCGCGCTGAAAACCACTGCCCAAAGCGTTTCTTTTTGGGCACCCTGTTTGACACGTTCTCTCGCCACCACTCATCAAATTTTTCGTACACCGCCGCCGCTGAAACGTGGAATCCTTCACCAACTACACAGCACTCGCTTATAAAATCTCCGACAGAATCCTCGTCCTGCCGGTACTCCTGGACAGCCTCTTTCACAGCCGCAGGCTGAATTAATTTGTGCCCTGCTTTTTGCCACTCCAGACACCCCTTTACAAACCAAGCCAGGATACTGGAATATACGGCCTCCAGTTTTTTAGGCAATCCGGGGTCTGCATCTCTTTCATGCTTGGCAAGTTCTTGATCCGGCGTCTGCCTTATAATAAAGGATACATCAAAAGGAAAAACGATCATGCGCCGCCAAAACGCGAAATCATCTGCCGACGCATGTGGCTTATGGTTGGTCAGGAGCATCAATGTATGGGTAGGTTCAAAAGATACTTCATATTTATCGTGAGGATTTCTGCCTGTGATCGTGTCTGCACCCGTTAACCACTTCACCCGGCTGGATGAAATCTTGCAGCCGTCGTCAGTTTCTGATGCAAATGCCATTCTCAACCCGCGCAGCGCCATGATATCAGGTGTCGGGCCGGCAGAACTCGCCACCCTGTTCTGGTCTAAAAGCATCTCAGACCGTATGGACCCGGCCAGCGGCCCGAGAATATCCGAGATGGCCTTCACAATCATTGACTTTCCGTTTGCACCTCTCCCGGTCATGACAATAAAAACCGCCTGCATCACCTTACCAACCATAGCAAACCCACAGACCAGCCGGAAAAAATCAACGAGATCCTGACGACCATCAAAAATTTCCAGCAGCGCCCCCTCCCACACAGACATATCAGAAAAGATCCCGTCCTCCGGGAATGCTACCGGGCTGGCTTTCAACAGGTAATCTTTCTGTCTGCCGGGCTCCAGTTCGCCGGTCTTCAGGTTGACAACACCATTTGCGCAAGGCAAAAGCCATGGATTTTGATCAATCTCATCGCCGGCAATGGCAATCGGTTCCTTGCTTGTATGAGCAAACAAGAGGCAGTTGCTCCGACGGTTGCTCGACCGCAGCAAAGACACTCTTTTGTTTATTTGATCCCGGGTATACTTCAGAGAGCCAGCATCTTTATTCTCAGCTTCCAGGTCAGATATTTGTTTTGACAGTCTTTTTGCCTCGTCCTGGTAAACCAGAGCAACTCCGTCCACTGACGCCGCAGCATCATCCATCCTGTCCACAATCCAGTGATGACCAGCCCACCGAAGCCAGCAGTTCATTGATTTGTTGAAAATAAAGTCATCACGGTACAACCGCTTAAACAGATCCCCGTCACCCAGTTCATTATTCAACAGACACTGCCTGATGAAATCAGAATCCAGGTCCGGAGGCCCTGTGCCGCCGCTGCTTTCGTCGGCATCCTTCACCCGGCGTCCGACCTGCTCCCGGATGTCTTTGATATCAACCATATTGCCCATCACTAACAACCTTTTGAAAAGTAAGTAAAAACCCTAAACAGTTCCCCATGCCCCACCCATTCTCAAAAAAAGTCAGAGCCAAATCTCGCGCTCATCTGCAC